ATCCGGGCCGTTGCCCGTGTTATTCACCACGGAATTCTGCAAATTCTGATCCCGAAACCATTCGTTGTAGATCAGATTATAAGCACGGAGCCAAAAAGCCGAAACCTGAATCCCAGCCTTACCGACTGGTAAACCCATATAATCATAGATCGAACCAACAGCCCAACCGCCCGCGGGGGCGGTAATCGTAGGCACAGTAAATTCCGTGCTATCGCCCGGATTAATCTGTTCCCCGTTAAACCTCTCCCAGTTGCTCCACAAAAGACGCAGAGGAACAGCAAAGAAGAACGTGTTGAGAAACACGTTATCCATGACAGGAGTAAGCAACGTAGTCATACGCGTCAGTCCGGTCATCGATACGTTAAAAGTATCACCCGGCAACGCTTCATCGACAAAAATCGGAACCAACAAGCCGCTATCAAACGCGGTCTTGTGTCCATGGCTCCGATCAAACGAACTGCGCGGAATCTCCGCGCGAGGCACCTGGCTAAATTGGTGTGACATAACGGACGGATTAGCCATCGATCTTTTCTCCTTCGGCCACGAATTCCTTAAGAACTGCAGTGGCAGCTTCCACTACTGGTAAAAACGACGCAACCAAGCCCAACGGCTTGCTAATGTGGTGCGACGTCATGACGCCTGTAGTGTCGTCGAATTCGCCTATCTCCACGAGCATAAAATCCGCAGGATGCCGTCCCGGCACCGTGCTCTTATCCTGGCCCAAATCCGTAACGGCACGAATAGCCTGACCGGCATGGGCCATGAAAAACGGCTGGTTATAAATACCCGCCTTCACATCCAACAACGAAAAAACCTTTAGGATCATCTCTGTCTACCTTTCTGGATCGCGCTCAAAGCGCTCATTAACTAGGGTTCTATATTCCAATCGCTCGAGTAAACGAGCGTCTCCTCCGTCGGGGCCTGCGGCTGCAGCCCGACCTTGCAACCTCCTTTCATGTCCAACTGATAGAGCCGTCATCGGATCTTCCGCCTGCAAGCGACGTCTATAAAAATCCGGAACAGCCTTCTTCTGCCCGTCCAAGACCACAAAATCTGAAGGGAACGCATCCGCCTTGAACCTTTCAAACCAGGCAGCGCCAATGCCTGGACGCCGGCTAGATATAAAGAACTCACGCGCTACTTCCCATTCCTCGACCTCTCCAGTCTCGGTATTCACGCGCTGCCGTTTGTAGGCTGCACGAGAAACTTCGTTATCGCCAAACATTTTCTTCAACGTATATTTGGCAACATACCCGCCACTCTGGGCGGTAACTGACCCGATCTCCGAATTGCCATAAGGCCAAAGCTTTTCAAGCGTAGGAGATCGAAACAACACATGGCCCGAACGACTCTTACGCCATGGCTGGCGATCCTTCGTAAATCCCTGATTAAACAAAATAACATGATAATGCGGGCGCTTATTAATACTCCCATACTCACCACAAGCCACGAACCTTATCTTAGCAGGTTCAAAATGCTTCCTAAGTCTCTTCATAAATAACTGTAACTCACGAACAGAAATACTTTCGTCGGAAGGCAAGTAAACATCTGAATAAGTAAGAGTTAAAAAAGAATTGTGCGAGTAAAGGGAGGCTTCATGGGCGATCCTGGTCGCCCATTGTGACGCCCGCGCCAATCTACACCCGATGCACCTACCACATGGTAATGCCATCGCCTTAGCGCCAGCGTAACTGGCTCTCGGCGAAAACACGACCCCCCGCGCTGGTGGCGCGGCGGGCCATGCATCGAGTGGAGAATAACAAGGCACCCCCCAGGCACCCTTACAACCTGATACCGCCCCGCATAGGGCCGGGACTGAGGTTCTTCATATGGGTGCGGGACGCCTTGTAACTAAATTCGCGTCTGCTCTGCCCACGGGACATTTTCGAACGCTTCATAATATCACCCCCTTTCTAATACCCCCTTATAGGGTGTCACTGAGACCATTTGCAACAAGTAATGATGGTCTCAAAGCGCCAATCTCACAGATTGCCGCACACATATCCACAGGGTGTGCTTCGGCGGCCTTGCCACCCTTACGGGCGGCCGCCTGCGCGCCCCCTATGGATATGTGCACGGCGCCCATGTTAGCCCTGGGCGCCGATAGAAGCGGCTCCGCCGCTATCCCCGCCGTCTCCGGCTGGCGCAGCGCCAGCCTCCGCCAGCGGGGCCAAAATACCAGCCTCGCGAAGAAACCCGGCTTCAGCCGGATTCGCAAGAGCCTGCAACAAACCTGCCGGATCATTGCCATACCGCTCACGCACTTGTTTAGGCAAACGATAAAACGCTGCCTCAGCCGCTTGCACCTGGTGCAACGCATCCTGGTAATCCACAGCGTCCGGCAGATCCGCATACCGAGGCTCCGCCTCATTTATATGACCAATAACACCCGTCATCTGATATTGACGGAGGATATTGTTAATATCGCACTCCTCCTTAAAGGACTGCTTCGTAACCGACACTTCACCAGTCTCGAAATCACAAGAGATACTCTCTGGACGACTAAACATTTCTTTCCATCTCCTTATCGACGGGGGGGCGCAAGCCCCAGGGAATCAAACAACCGACGCACCAACGCATCGATCGAATTAGCCTGATCGCCTAAAAAACCACGACCAAAATCACGCAACTGAGCAGACTCAATACGAGTCTTCTCTGCCGTATCCAAATCTCTGCCAGCAGCCGCATAATTAGCCCAAGCCGACGACTGCGCGTGCCCTGCCTGCGCACGAACAAGCGCCGGCCGCTCCGTCTCCGTAATAGTCTCGGCAATACTTTTCGCCGTATTAGCGCCATACAATTGCGTCAACGCCTCAACATTCTTCGGCTTTGCCATTTCCGTCACAGTCTGCGCCTGAACATTCTTCTCCTGCGCCTTAATCAAACCCAATTCAGCGCCAATCTTTTCCACCGTCGCAAACGCACTAGACAACTGGGCCGCAGACGCAACCGCTGCGCCCATCTCGCTCTGCACCTGAGCGGGCGACGTATTCGGCACCGCCGAAGGGCCCGCGTTCTTAAACATAAGCGCCGGATTCAAACCCGCCGCTCTCATATCGCTCACCGCGCGCTGATACTGGGTATTCGCCAAATCCTCTTGAAAACGGCGATTTTCCCTATTCAACATCACGTTGACATCATTAGTATCCTCTTGGCCGATAAACCCGAGAACGGGTCCCAAAACGGACCCGACCCCGGACAAACCGCCAATTGCTGACATCATTTTTTCAAACATCTTTCCACCTCAAAAATGGTCGATAAGACCAGGCACGCCATAAATCGGCATAGGCCGCGCGGTGCGCACTTTAAAATAGTAATCACCGATAAACTGAGGCTCAGTATTCACCGCAACGACACGAGAAATAGGCGGGTTTTCCTCAATAAACGCGGCATTAAGAACCGGCCTGGTCGCAAAATTCTGCGCCAAATGCCAAACGTCAAGACTACCAGTTACACCAGACCGCATCTTCCCAGTAATCATTGACGGCTTATAACGATACTCGGCAAACCGCTCCTGATACCCCCAGACATTCTGATCCGCAGCCGTGCCGTCAGCGAAAATCTCCTGCGAAAGCACCGCCTGCTCGCCAATATGCGCCAGCGCTGGCCAATAGAAGTCAAAGCGCGTGCGACGCGACCACATACGATTTATACCCTGCTGATAATTCAAATCAGCACGGATAGAAGCAAGACCAATAATAACGCAATGCTCCGTGAAACCCTTCGTAAACCCATGATCACGGGCAACAGATGTGCCATAAGCAGACAATTTCCCAAGCGGCGCGCCAGCCGCGCTCTGGCTAGTCTGCTCCACCGTATGGAATACTACTGGGCTTTGACCACCGCCCAAATACTCAGGGCGCTGCAACCGAGCGTCAGGAGACACCACACCAAAATGAGAACGAACAATCTCCGTATAACGAGTCCCACCGCGCGCATCCCGTTCGTATAGCTTCTGAATCTGAAACGCCTGGCGCAACTGATTAATCGTTGCGGCAGTTGCTGTAGAAAGATCGGCATAAACCAACGGACGCGCCGCCGCTGGATCCTTCTGCATAACGATATTCCCGCCGTTACCGTTCAACGCATTGGTATAGGTAACGGTACCTGTCCCGCCTGTTTCATAAGCAGTAACGCTGCCGCCCCATGTGGTCGTATTGACACCAATACCGCGAACCGGCGCAGTCTGACCAAGCGGAATAGAAACCGAACTACCCTTCTGAGGCCACGGCAAACTTGACGTGAAATAATC